CAGTGCGTTAGATACTAATAATAATATTTCTGTGTTCATATTAAAAACAATCGTTACACGGTGGGTTCTCGTGTTCTAATTCAGAATAAGTTCTTATTCCTCTTTTATTTAAATCGTCCATACTATAACCCTTACGTGAAGTATGTGCTAAGAAAATACCATTGTTGTACTTTTGTGAACGGTCAGGTATCATACCATCAATTGTAGATTGTGATACGTAATCAGGGAACTTGTTCTGACCACGACCAATTAACAAGTAATCTTGTAATCTGGTCATATAAAAGTCTGCACGTTGTTTTTGAATGGTACGAAGATACTTCATCGTTTCAAAGTCCACAGATGTTGCGTTCTCCATAGTACCTTCAACAATACCTCTGTTCATCGTTCTGTAATGGATGTGTGGAATTGCTTGGAAGTAACTTTGTTGAATTAAAAACGGTTGGATATAATCATCCACCAATATCTTTTCATCAGGGTTAAATGTATTACCTGTTGCACTTACTTGTGATAGTAAGTGATTGTAAAATTTAGTACCCAAGATTGTCTGTAAATCTAAATCCTGACAGATTTGTACTTCCGCCTTTAACACGTCCATATCCACATTCTTATTAATGTTGGTGAACGCTTTTAATTTTGTTTCTGATATTAATAGTACTCCCATATTATAATGTATCTGTTTCTTCTCCTAACCACGCGTTGCACTGTTCTTCAGTTAATCCATAACCTGCCATTAACATCTGTGCAGCTTGCATACGGTTTATTTTTTCTTTATTATATTCTCTTACAATTCTCAATAGACCTTGATATTCTCTGCCAGACAATTTCTTAATATTTTCATTAACAGACATTTCCTCATTCTCACCAACTTGTACAGGTGTAACAGGTTTATCATCAACAATTGGGTTTTCTCTTACATCACCAGTTAAGAATAATGATAGAGGTTTAACTTCAAATGTAGTAGGTTTGTCAAATTTCAAAGAAACTAGTTTACTGAACGCAGGAAGTATTTCGTTTTGATATGGTTGAATTACCATCTTTCTAAAATATTCTGAATGTTCAACAATCTCGTTTCCACCACCTAACTTACCCGCTGTTGCAATACCAAATAACTCAGCAGAAGAAACTCTGTGTGCGGATAGTATTGAACGCGTAATATCGTCATTAAGACTTTGGTAATAATTGTCATTATCGTTACGAGGGATTTGTGTAATCTCAGGACTTAATTCTTTACTCTCGTTGAATGAGATGATTGCTTGTCCTGCGTTGTCGGTTCCACCATACTGACTTTCCAAAGCACGAACCAAAGTTCTTTGTTCTTCTTCGCCAGGGATACCGTTGTTATAATTAATCCATAATGAAGGAACCATACCTTTACGTAGGTTATTCATATGGAAGTTTTTTGCTTCAATATCAATCTCAATTGCACGTTGACCAGCAGACCAGTCAGGAATTGGATAGTATGTTAAGTTTGGTTGGTAACACTTGAAGTAATAGATTTGTGAACCTGCACCTTTTTCTTGATTGAAAGCAGGATATTCTTCAGGTGGGAATTTCTTTAAGTTTCTCCAATCTGCAGAATAGAAATAAGTTTCAATATAATCGTCACTATTTAATTTACCACTACGTACTCTACTAAAATCTATATGGTAAATCTCAGCAATTTGTTTTCTATCTTTGGTCCAAATTACGTTTAACGCAAATCCACCAAATAACATAAAGTCCAAAGTAGCCTTCTTCATTACCTCAGTTACATTCTCTCTTGGATTGATAAGATTTACAGTAGCCATCGGATTGTTTAATGATACTATACCATCTCCCATAATCTGATTTACCTTTGAGGTTACTACCGCCTTATGAATTGCACAATTGTCATACAACTCTATAAAGTAATTAGGTAACAAGTTGTTCTCACCATAGTAAACCCAAGGCGAACGTTGTAGTACTTCTGAATAAACAGGTACTGATGCTACTTGAAACTTAATACTTTTAAATTCTGTTTTTTTTATTTCTTCACTCATAATTAATCTTCTATATATATGTAATTTTCATTTACTTCATTAGGTGAAATATACGTAGTAAATAATGGTTGTTCAACAGTTCCTTGAAGTATTGCAATACCTGTAAAAACTAATTCAGTACCATTACCGTAAATTTTTAATTGATATTCACCCTCATAATTCAAATCCTGTCCTGCGTCTTGAAGGTTTAAAATAATCTCACAGTAACGAATGTTCTGTGCATACTGTAATGGGTTAGATGTACTAACCACATAACTTTTAACCTCTTGTGACATAATATGGGTAAACGTTAACGTATAACCACTAAACGAAGTAGTACTGTTATTGTTAATGTTCATCACCAATTCGTTTTGTTGTCCCTTTTGTAGATATAACATAATTTAATCTCTATATAACTAAATATAAAAAAAACCAAATTGAATTGGTATATAATGAAAAAAGAGGACATAAGTCCCCTCTTTTCTGGATTTAGATATAGAAATTCAGTCCACAACAGACCTACTTTTTTTTTATCCTACGATAGAAGCACCTGCGAAAACAGTTGCTAAAGCACCGTCAATAACTCTTGCTGGTTCTTGTTCTTGTCCTGTAAAGATAAGTTCAAAACCATTTCTGTCACCGAACGCAGTACCTGTAGCCGCACTACCACCACTTAAATACATTCCGTTTACTTGACCTAACATATATTGTACGTCATTTTGGTCAATCGCTACGATTTGTATTTGGTCGTTTTGAGATAAGATTTTCAATTGGTTTCTCTTGTCTTGGTCATATTTGAATAAGATTGCAGTCAATACTTGTTCAAAGAAAATAGTACCGTTTTCAAAACTCTTTGTTACGTTTTGTGCTAAAGAAGAAGTGTTTCTCTTTAATTCAAAACCATACAAAGTTGTTCCTGTAGATGAAGTAGCACCTGTGATAGCACCATCAGCGTCATATGTATAACCTGTAACCTCACCTGTTGCACCACCTACTACGTAGATTTTCTTAATACCACCAATTCCGTCAGAACATCCTAATTGAACACCTGAAGATATATAACAACTCATAATTTTTTATATTAATTTGTTTTTGTTTATTTGTTTAAAGGGAGGATTTTAACCCTCCCTTAATATTTGTGTTTGGTGTTATGCTAAACCGTTAGTAGCAAAATACTTTGTTGAACCAAATGTTGCAATTGTTGCACCATAGTTGTAGTTTGCACGTAATCTCAATTCATCAAAATCTTTTGAGTACCAAATAGATAATTTTTCGTGGTCAGACAATAAGTCAAAACCAACTACCATATACTCAGCAGGTCCGATTACAACTTGGTTAGAACCATTCAAACCAATCGTAGGGATAACCTTAACGTTTGTGTTAGGTGCTGTAGCTTCCATCATTCCAGTTACATCAGTTGCACCGATATAGTTTTGGAAGTAGTTAGCCGCAGTTAACGCTTGTACATATAAACGGAAGTTAGAATAAGACATAAACACTCTTAAATCTTCACGAGACATAGCGTTGTCATCTAAACCGTTGATTAATTTATTTACCTCAAAGATTGGGTTACCTGGAGTTACAGTAGAACCTGTAGTACTAAATGTAGTACCTGATACGTTTGCAACTGCACTTGAGTAAGTGTTACCTGTTGAAGTAGAGATTAACAATTTGAAACCGTTAAAACATCCACCACCAGCAGTTGTGTTCTGCCATAATTGTTGTTCAATTCTTTGTTGAATTTGCTTAACTTTTAAATCAGCAATTTGTTGTTCAAATGGAACACTTTCTTGTGTTTGACCTGGCGCCATCAACATAGATTGATAAGTGTCATATAAGTCTTTGTAACAAAGTGCTTCATTATATTTCTCTGCACAAGTTGTGATATTGTGTTGAGTAAATTCAGTTGTACCTGATGGAGACCATCCACAAGTACCGTCTTGGAAATATGCAGTTGAATTAAGTAAGTTCAACGCTTGTGTTCCTTTGATACCTAAACGAACGTTTACGTACTTTGGAGTTGTTGCACCGATAAGTGCTTTAGAAAGTAATTCACCACCAACTTGGTCAACATAACCACCGATAGATGCTACGTCATAAGCGAACTGTTCTTTTGATAAAATTTTCATAATTTTAATTTTTTATTTTGTTTTAATTATTTTGTTTGTGTTTTTCTTAATGACATAATCATAGATATTTTACTATCTAAATCATCAGTTGACACGTTATTAAACTTCTCAGTTTTTCCATTAGCAATTGGTTTTGCTGATGGTTCTTTTTTGAATGAACTAAATTGTGCTTCAACGTCTTTAACTTTATCTTCTAAAGAACCCATCTTTTCAGACATTTTCTTAACAAAGTCTTTCAACATCTCTAACAATTCAATTTCTACTTCAGGAACAGGTTTGCCTTCAGTTGCTGGTTCATCAATTGCTGGTGGTTCCATATTAGGTACTTCTTCCTCTAATACTTCTTCAACCTTAACAATTAGACCATCTTTGGTTTCAATCTTGCTTCCGTCCTCTAATTCGTGTACTCCATCTGGTGCAGGTATTTCTGCATCTTCTGTAACTACAAGAACTTTAGCACCTTCAACAACACCATCACCCTCAACTTTGACTACTGTACCGTCAGCCAATTTAGCGTCTACGAAAATCTCTTTAACAGATTTAATTTCACCGTTTTCAACTTCTATTTCAAAGTTTTCAACCAATCTGAATTTACCACTCTCTAACGCAACTCTTTCAAACTCATCATTAATTCTAGTGATTTTCTCACCAGCAACTAAATTCTTTGCTTCAAGGATTGTATTATCTTCCAATTTGAAAGACTTAAGAGTACTGTCATCAGATATGAAACCAAACTGCTTCATTAATTTCTTAATTTCTGCTATTGCGGTTTTTGAATTTGACATAATCTTTTTTGTTTGTTTTATTTTATTCTTCTATTAGTAAATATAAATTTCTATATATATTACCATTTAGTCTTTTATATTCT